TCAGACTTTGTTAGAAGTCTCACGGGAAGTACAGGCCGAGGGATGGTCATTCAATAAGGAGTTTCATTATGATATGTCTCCTGATTCTAACAACGAAATACTTATTGCTAATAACATCCTACAAATTGATGCTGCTAAAAATGCAGCTAATGTACATATGGACGTAATACGTAGAAGCGGTAAACTATACGATAAGGCACATCATACTTATACATTTACTAAGAAAGTGTCGTGTGACATTACATGGCTATTTGACTGGATAGATCTACCAACACCAATTGCAGACTTCATTACAGCTAGAGCTGCAACAATTGTTCAAAGCAGAATTGTTGGTGATCCCAATCAATATCAAATGCTTCAACAGAAAGAACAATCAGCCAGAGCTATGGCTATGGAGTATGAATGTAATCAGGGAGACTATACATTCTTCGGACATCCTGGCGAAACAAATACATACAACAGCTACAAACCATACAACGCACTATACCGATAAATGCCCTCAGTAACTCAACGGATCTCTAACTATCTTGGCGGAGTATCTAAACAATCAGATGACAAAATGCTTCCCGGTCAAGTCCGTGAGTGCTATAACGGATTTCCTGATGCAACATATGGTCTAACTAAAAGGCCAGGTTTCAAGCACATAGCAAACCTAGGAACAGGTACAACATATGATGATGCTAAATGGTTCTACATCAACAGAGATGACGATGAGGAATACATTGGTTGCATCAAAGGAAATGGTATATTTATTTGGAATGCTTTAACTGGAGTAGTATGTACCGTGACATATGGTACAGGTGCTCAAGCATATCTAAATGGTACAAAACTAAATTACAAACTACTGACGGTACAAGACACAACAGTAGTAATTAACAACAGTCAAACGGTAGCAGCACTAGCTGAAACAACACCTAATTTAGGTACAACAGGAACGATAGTATTAACAGGTGCAGTACCAAGTGCTAAGTACTACGTAACTATTCAAGGAGTAGAGACATCAATTACTGCTGATGCAACTGATGCAAGCTTTGATGACATCCTTACTGCAAAGGCAGGTCATAACCTAAAGGATGCTATTGATGCATTAGTGACTGCACAACAAACAGCAAGTAATGCTGACTTTAATGGTACATGGACAGTCACACGTAATGGTGATGCAAGCTTAGACATCAGCAGAGTAGTCAGTGGAACTCCTACCAGCTTTACAATAGAGGCAAGAGGTGGTGTACAGAATACACATCTAGGTGCTTTCCAAGATGAAGTATCAAGTATTGGATTACTACCAATTGAGTCTTATCATGGTCACATAGTCAAGATCGTCAACACAGTAACTCTGCTAGATGATTACCACGCTAAATTTAAAGCTGATAATGGAGTCAGTGGAAGAGGCTACTGGGAAGAAGCTAGAGCACCTGGAGTGTCAGCTGGGTTAGACAATGCAACGATGCCTCATGAGTTACTGAATACAGCAACCAATGCATTTACATTCCAAAAAATTGTCTATCAAGAGAGATTAGTAGGAGACAACGACACCAATAGTCACCCTAGTTTTGTTGGAGAAAAAATCACAGCAGGTTTCTTTCATAACAATAGGCTCGGATTCCTTTCAAAAGACAATGTATCTATGAGTCAATCAGGCTCGTACTACAACTTCTACTTTGAAACNGCTCAAACAATNATTGATTCGGATCCTATTGACATCAGCTGTTCGTCTATCCGACCTACTGCATTACATGCTGTCATTCCTACTGCTCAGGGTGTAGTTCTGTTTTCAGAGAACCAGCAATTCGTGATGTACTCAGATAGTGGAGTACTGACACCAACACTAACAACAATTAGATCGCTGTCTAACTATGAGATGGATAGCACTGTAGATCCTGTAGACGTTGGTACACAAATCAACTTCATCAGCAAAACACCTGGATATACACGTTGCTTCAGTATGGTCACTAGAGGTCAGCAAGAAGCACCACAAGTACTTGACTTATCACGTGTAGTAAAAGAATGGATATCACCAGACATTGATCAATTGATCTCTAGTCCACAGAACTCCATGATTGCTATGGCTAATCAAGCTTCTAACAAGGCATATGTATTCAGATACTACAGCGATGGTGAAGAGACAGTAATGCAAGCTTGGGTTAGCTGGTATATGCCTGGTAATACACAGTTCATGGTCATCAACTCTGATGATATGTACACGATTACTAAACAAGGTAACCAAGTAACCCTTAGTAAGGCAGCACTAAGTCAAAGCCCTGATCAAGCAATCATCGTAAATAACAGTGGACAGAAGGTAAACCCTTGTATTGACCTGTATGCAACAGCTTCTAGCGTTGTATATGACTCTACAAACAACCTATCTAAATGCTATTTACCTTATAATGATGTCAGTGAATTAACTCCTGTCTTAATTATTAAAGGCAATACGAGTACTGGTACATTTGTTGAATCAGGTTTTACTATTACTCCTGAAAGAGGTAGTGATGGTACTGGACCTTACTTTATAGTCCCAAGGAAAGACCTTACAAGCGTAGCTAGTGACGTGGTAGTAGGGTTTAAATACAACTTTGACGTACACCTACCTACTACGTACTACAGACCAGAGAAGGAGCTTACAGACTTTACAGCAAGCCTAGCCATTGCTCGGATGAAGTTCTCTGTTGGACTATCAGGCGTGATGAGCTTTAAGATTAAACAGCAAGGAAGGATACCCTACAGCCTGCTATTTACTGGCGATGGTTCTACTACTACATTTCCATTCAACAAAAAAGACCTAGACTACGAAGATAGGACAGACATTAAAGTAACAGTAAACGGTATCATAACTACAAGTTTTAGCTTTACAAACGATACTACTATTGTATTTAATACAGCACCAGCAGCAAATGCAGAAATTAAATTCTACATTGATGAATGGTTTACTACTAATCCTGTCATTGAAGCAAACAAGTATCTAGCTAATGACGTACCACTGGATAACGAAACTGTATTTACAGTACCAATTCATCAACGAACAGAAAACTTTAAAGTAAGGATGTTCAATAACACTCCATTCCCTATTGCTGTAAATGCAATGATGTGGGAAGGGAGCTACACACCAAGATTCTATAAGAGGAAGTAAACATGCCATTTTTTGGTGCTGGGAAAAGGAATAGAGATGCAGTACGAGCAGAAAATGCTGCTTACAGAAGAGATAAAGATATTTGGGAACAGAATGAAAAAGAAAGAAAAGAAGCCTATGATTTCTCGAAGGATCAATACGAAAGCCAGGTACAACACCAAGAAGATAATATAAGATTCCAAGAAAAGAATCTAATTCAACAGTATGATCAAGCTGTTGAAAGACAAGATTATGAATATCAAACAGCAGAACGTGCTTATGACAAGTCATTAGATCAAGCCGCGACACAAAAGAAATTTAATGTCATGGCTGAGGCTGCTGCCGTCATGGAACAAAACGCTAAAAAGAGAGATGATCTTTTAGGAGTGATGTTTGATGAAAGCGATACCCTTTTAGAGTATGGCTTCGCCACAACTGGTCTGAAGGTTGACAAACAAAACAAACTAGTTGCAGCAAATTTTGAAGAATCAAAGATCAATACAAAATATATTGGTGATGTAGGTGCCTTTGAACTTGATAGACGTAAGTCACGTAGTGAAAGTCAAGTAGAAACACAGAAAGCAATCATTGAAGGGATGAAAGCTGCTGGTCAAATACGGGCGCGTGGTGGTACTGGAAGGTCAGCAGCTAAAGGTGTTCTAGCTGTGATGGCAGAATCAGGTGCATTAAGAGCGACCATTGCGAATGGTTTGATGTATGCAGAACAGAGTGTTGATCTAAATATTGCTCAACTAAAAGATATGTTGATCCTAGATCAAACAATGGTACTAGCTGCACGTGATGCAGCAAACACTGAATACGATTTAAAGAGTAGCAAAGCAGATGCGTCTCTTGGGTTGGATAAGATGAAGATTGCTGCTTCGAGAACCAGTATTAAGGAGAGAGATGCAATCGTCAGGAAAAACATATTACTGTCAAGACAACAAGCAGACTTAAATGCTGAAGCGCAAATCATGATGCAACCTGAACGGTTGCCAGAGGTTACTAATCCAGCAGACTTCTATGCAGAATACGATGATCCTGAAACAGAGGATTACGTAGAAATGTTGTTAAGGCCGATGGTCGCTGATTTCCCTAAATACGTTAAGTCACCTAAACCACAAAGAGAAAGAGACTATGTGGGTTCATTAGGAAGAGAGAACGTAGCCATGTCTAACTTCGGTGATGTACTGAAGATTGGTGGAATAGTTGCAGGCGGTATTGGTGCAATTGGTGCCACTGGAGCCTTAGCAGGTGTAGGTATAAGCGGAATGGGTACAGCTGGTGCATCAATGGCAACTATGTACTCAAGCATCGGTACAGGTCTATCAACTCTCGGTAATCAATTCTCTAACTCCCCAACTAGATATTAAAAGTAAATGGCACAATTTAAATCAGCGTCACGGGAGGGTAGCTATTCTGATAAACAGTTAATCGTTCCCGATGCAGTAAAAAAACTCCAGAACGAAGCCAGTAGAAGGCTTGCAGGAATGGATAATGCACAAGCTCATCTAGAAAAGAATCAGGCGATCTTTCTTCAAGCACAAAAGCAAGCACAAGGCATTGAGCAAGATAGCAAAGCTTCAATCTCTAATATCAAGCAAGGCAACATTAGAGTTAAAAGAGAAGCTTCAGAAGTAGCTTACCAAAAAGAATTAGAAAGAGAACAAAACCAAGCCAAGAAGAAAGTTGATTTATTAAGTAATCTTGTTGGATGGGCACCCACAGCCATCAAATTAGCTGAAGGGATTGTCAAACAAAACAATGAGCTTGCTTTAAAAACAAGAAATCAGATTGCTTTTACACATAAGCTGACGCACAAAGATGTACTAAATGCTCAAAGTGTAAACAGCTCAATTTCAAAAGCTGCTTGGCAAGAAACTCAAGTATTTAAAGATTACCAAAAAGAAGGAAAGTCTGCAGATTTTACAAACACAGTATATGAGCACCTTGTAAGAGGTGGTGGTTTTAGAAACTACATTGGTAATTCAAATGTATTAAGAGAACAAGCAACCATAAATGCAAGAGTTTTAAATGATATCTCTAATAATCTAGATCTGACACCAGAACAAAAGCGAAAGCAGCTGTCAGTTGCTGACGCAAGGATGAGGTCTGAACTGGCAATTGATGGACAAACGCCTGGAATGGAAATTCTAGAAAAGGCATATAACCCAACAATGCGTCAAGCTTTATCTAGAGCAGAGACAGTAGTAAATAAAGATATTAATGAAAAGAATGCAGCGGAAGTTAGGAGGGATGAATTTCAAATTCTTACTGATGCAGCATATCCTAATGGAAAATTTAGTGCTACAGCTGCATTAGACATTGTTAGTACATCACCAAGATCTAATGCACTACCTGATGCAGTTGGATTTTTAATATCTAAAGGTCTAACAGCTGATGAACTCAACCAACTCAAAGTAGCGCCATACATTAAAGATGGCAAAACATACACAATTGCAAATAGTTCACCGGAAGCGTTAGCTCTAATTACGCAAGCTGAGAAAGCAGCTATACAAGATACTAGACAGGTCATGGCTGTAGAAGCACAGCAAAAGCAACTGAAGGCTGAAATGACGGTTGATCAGATGGCACAAGACTTAGCTACTGATGACGGCCTACTAGATAATCAAGACTACAGGAGAATAGAAAAAACCTATTATGAGCAAGCTGGGTATGGAGCTGATCCAAGAATACTTCAAGCAATTAAACGTCAAACAGTTGATGTACAACTAATTCCTGTAATGCAGGAAAACTTGGAACAATTAAGATTAGATAGGAATTTAACTCTTGCAGAGTTAGATAGAATCAATCCTCCGAAGCAAGTTTATGATCAATACATCGGTGCAGCACAAGCACAAGATGCAGTTAGAAACTCTTCTGAATACAAAAATATTGACAAATACCTTAAAGAAAGAATTACAAACTCAATTAAAAGTATTACAGATTTACAGTACAATAATTCAGGTCCACAATCGGATCAATTCAATTGGTATGTAGGCGAGCAAGTAAAAAAATATAGAAAGCAATATATGGATGCAGCTCTTGTTGGAACACCTAATGCTTTGTCAGAAATTGGAAATCAAGCAGCTACTGAATCACTAGCTAATTTGCAAGCAAAGGATGCAATGGATGCAGTAGGCATTGTTAGCTATAGAAAAGAAATGAGTGCTTCAACAAAGCGGCAGCAAGACGCACAGAAAAAAATAGTTGCTTGGAAAGGATTAACACCAACAGAGCAAAAAAGTCCAGCTAATTGGCTATCAACTATTGGTATTAAACCACTAGCTGCAGCATCACAACAATTATCAGAAACTGGTAGTAGCGAAGTATTCGCTCAAATCGGTCAGGTAACAGGCCTGACCGTATATGAAGTTCAAAACGAAATAGCAAAGGTAAGTAAGGACATCGAACCAATAACAATTAATCAGACCTACGAACAAATTCAAAAAGCATGGGCACCGGAACAACGCTATGCGTTTACTAGTGGTCAAGCAAATGATCAACAAAGACTAAGGACTTTACAACAACAAGTCAATCAACTTGAAAATAGAAATAGTTATCCAGTAAGGTCAACATTTCAACCACAGAATACATCTGAAGGAACTAATCTACCACAAGAAGAATGGGAATCATTAGCCAATCAAGTCGGATTTAGCCCTGCAGAGGCAAGAATTATGGCTGCCATTATTATGGGTGAGTCAGGGGGTAATACAGCAATTGATACTGTAAAATCAGGTTTAGATCCTAATAGGCAAGGAGAATATTCAATTGGTGGGCCTCAGATAAACTTCCAAGCACATGCAGATAAAGTTGCTGCACATGGTTGGACAGAAGATGACTTGAGAGATCCTCAAAAAGCTATGGTAATAGCAAAAGAAGTATTTGATGAAGCTAAAGGATTTGGACCTTGGAGTGTCTACACGAAGGGAATCTACGAAAAATTCTTAAAATAAAAAGGTTCTAAATGAATGAAGAAGAACTACTTCAAAGTCAAGGCTTTGAGAGTATAGAACAACGTACCCAATGGGAACAAGAACTTCAAGCCGCACAAGAACAAGAAGCTCAACTAAAAGCAACTGTAGCGGCCAATGAAGAACAAGCAGCTATGGCTGCACCAGAGCCACAAGAACCAGTCAAACAGGAAGCACCTATTCAGGCTGACCCTTCTAAAGCACAAGCCGTGGAGACGAGTCCCTTTAAAAATGAAGACGGTACTATCGACTATGAAAAGATTGATAGGTATGGTGCTGAAAGGGATATGGATGCCGTCACTGGCATTCAAGACTTTATATCTGGAACATTAAGCCTGATACCTGGCATTGATATCAAACCTAAACCTAAGTTTGAAAATGAAATAGCTCAATCAGTAAGAGAGGTATCTTCAGTAGTGTTACCAACATTACTATTAGGTGGAGCAGGTTCAGCTGGTCTGACAGCACAAGCAGCAAAAGTAAAGAATGTCAAAGGTCTAAAACTACTTAGTGATCCATTTGTCAAGTGGATGGGTAATGCAGCATTCCAGACAGGTGCTGGTGCATTTGTTGATTATGCGGTTCCAATGAATCAAACAGATCATAACCTTGCTGGGACACTAAAGAAATCATGGCCGAGAACATTAGGCTGGATTCCAGACAATATCGCTACATTAGATAGTGATAGTCCTGATGTTAAACGTGGTAAGAATGTCTTAGAAGGTGCTTTTCTTGGCGTCGGATTAGACATGTTGATGGGTTTAAGTAAACTACTAAAACAGGTAGGTGACACACACGATACTTTAAAACATGTCGGTGAAAATGAAAAAGGTAAAGCCTGGTTTGATAAAAATGTAGAAATTGACGCAACACCAGAAGATGTAATCGAACGCTCAGCTGCTAAACGTTCTACTGAATTAGATGAAGTAGGCTCTTATAACTTTGATAAGTCTGTAGATACAAACGAACCAGTATTTGGCTATCACGATGCTTATGGGTATCAGGAGACTGGTGTTAGATCAGTAGATGATCTAGGTATTGTTGGGGCATCAATTGATGCTGCACGTATTGATGGAAACCTAGGCACGGTCTACGGACGTGTAGGTAGCGTTATGTCAGAAGGTGCTCTTAAGTTTGCTAATGAAACAAGTGAAAATGCAAAACTTGTAATTCGTGGACTAGCATCTACGTTACAAGATGCTGGCAAATATGGATATAAAGTAGACGACAACCGGTATCTAAGTTTTGAAGAGATCAAAAATGTTGGCGATAAATACGCTAATGATTTCTATGAAATGGATCTACAAGAGTTACAAAGAACTATTTATCCTGGTTCAATTTATCAAGGCAGAAATGTATCTACTAAAACACCTGAACTAACTGATGAAGGATATCAGGGTGTCATGGGTGCTATTAAGAAGTACATGGATGACTTCGTAAATATGGATGAGGCCAGGGCTACAGCTTATGTCGGCACTTCAATGGCTGGCCAAATCAGTGATATGGCTGAAGGCATGAGACTGACTGATGGTTCTGGTTCTATCCAACGGGCGCAAGAACAAATCTTAGACCGTGTTGAATTTCTAATGGCACAGAAAGGTATGACTTCATATGTACGTGGTAGATCCTTAAACATGCTAAACCTTTGGAATAGGATGACAACTCAAGGATCTCAAGCATATGATAATGCAACCAAGAAACGAATAGAAAATTTAATTAAAGGTGAAAAGAATAAAACACTTGCAACTATGGAACGTATCAAGCAGGAAACTGCAGATACTATTAATGGATTAAGGGAGATCAGGAAATCAGAGCCTGAAATGCTAGCCCCATTGATGATGGCTTATGAGCTAACTGATGGAAATATCAAGACTATTACTGGTCTAAATAATTACGTAAAGCAATCTACGTCAATATGGAGTAAAGCATTTGTAGATGGACAACCTGAAATACCGTCTGTAATAAACACAGCATTTTATGCAAATGTCTATAACTCTGCATTGAGTGCAATTGCTACACCTACAAAAGCGGTTATTTCTGGCAGTCATCTATTGGTAGAAAAACCAATAAGACACTTTGCTGGGGCATTAATTACTGGAGATACGCGCACAGTTCGCAGAGCGTTGTATCAATACAGCAGTATGTGGGAAAGCATTACAGGTGGATTAGGGTATGCAAAACAAATCTTTAGAAAGTCAGCATTAGATCCTAATGTACTAGCCACCAGAGATAATGTAGGGCTTAAAAATCAAGCACAATTAGATATTCTTAACGCTACTGCACAAGCTAAAGCAGCAAAAGGTGAATATGGTCCTGAAGTGTTGATGGAAAACATTAATGCAATGTACGAATTAGCACAGCATCCAGGTGCAAGATTAGGCACAAGGTCAATGCAAGCAATGGATGGCTTTATGGATTCATTGATAGCAGATTTTGAATCTAAAGGTAGGGCATTTGATAAGTACACTAAAAATGGTACTGTTAAGTTTAACAGGGCTGAAGCTGAACAAGTAGCTAAAGAAGCACGTGCAGAGATGTTTGATGAGAATGGAATCATCACTGATAAAGCAGTTAAGAAGGCTTCCGGTGAAATGGCATTTAACTTAGACAATGCAGCAAATGATGATCTATCTGCATTGATACGTAGAATGCCTATACTAAAACCATTCTTGTTATTCACTAAGACCCCACTTAACGAATTAAAATATACTGCTTCTTATAATCCAATCTCACCTGTAATGGGTATGTTCATGAAAGACGTGAATGTATTTAAACAATCATTTGATGATATGGAAACAGAGAAAGTAATGGAATTGCTAACTCAAAGAGGTGTTGACGTAAGTGATCCACTGACTGTTAAAGGTAAATATAACGAACTACGTGCAGATATCCTTGGCAGAAAAGCAATGGGTACCATTTTAACTGGCAGTGCAATTGCTTTGTTTATGGATGACAGGCTACATGGAGCTGGTCATTACAATAGACAGGTTCAGAAAACCAGAGATCGCAGTAACTGGAAAAGAAATGTTGTTAAAGGTTTAGACGGTAAGTGGCATAGCTTTGAGGGGTTAGGACCAATCACTACATATCTAAGTTTAGTTGGAACTATTGGCGATAACTTTGATGTTTTAGAACCAAATGATGTTGGTGAACTATTGAAAAAAGTAGCATTTGTATTTGGTGCATCATTTAAAGATAGGACTTACATGGCTGGCTTAGAACCATTTATGGACGTAACGAGAGGAGATGTGGGTGCTATCAATCGTTGGGCATCTAGTTTTTTAAGTGCATCAGCAATTAGAGGTTCAAGTCAAATGGCAGAGATTGCTAGGTTGATGGATCCAGAACTGAAGCTTATTAATAATGAACTAGAAGCAATGATTATGAATAGGCTTCCTGGCGTTAAGAGCTTATTACCAGCAGAATACGATTGGATTGATGGTGGTGAAGTGAATACACCAGATAGCATCTGGGCACGTTTAAGGAATACTTATACACCGTGGAAAGAAAGTGGAGAAATATCACCAGAGAAACAGTTTCTTATAGATATTGAATACGATGCTACGGCAACACTAAGAACTAATGGTCAAGGTGAGAAGTTAAGCACTGCTGAACAGTCAGAAATTCTCAGTATTATGGGAAGAGACAAACGATGGAAAGCGGGTATTCAACGTGTTATGGAAAAAACTGATGGTGTTGGTAAAGGATATAGGAAGAGATTTAAAGAAGGACAAGGTAAAACATTACCAATGGATACATCAACATTTGAAAGCGTCCATATGAAGCTTGATGCTGAACTAAGGCGTGCCATGGGTGATGCAATTACAGGTTCTAAATACTTTACCGATATCAGACGTAGACAATACGTACGTGAAAGGACTGCTGAATATCTAAAAAGGGGTCAACAGGAAGAAGCATTGGAATATCTGGAATACACAAAAAAACAGTATGGTATCTAAAGCATAATGGCAACTACACAAAACACATACACAGGAGATGGTTCGACAACGAACTATTCGTTTACATTTGAATATATCAAGCAAGCAGATGTGAAGGTAACTCTTGACA